TCTGCTGTGGCCTCCCCTCCACAGCTATTACATTGGGTGTAGATTGCAGCTTTAGTTGCAAAATTAATTTTTTTGCTAACCTGGTCTGCTATAAAGAATTGTGTTTTTGTCCATTCGTTAGAAGTTCTTTCGTATTGATCATAAACTGCTTCGTTTAATTCTCTCCAGTCAGGAATAACGTAAGTACAAACTTCTGCAAAGCTTTCGTCGTATTTTTTACCCTTAAGCTTTTTATTTCTTATTATTTTTCTACATTCAGTTGTTACACCTACGGTTGGAATATAAAGGTACATTTCAGGAGATCCATCTTTAGGGACTAATTTAAACGAGTAAGATTCTTTATCGTATCTTTTAACCAATTCCTGGTCCATTTTGAAGCTACTAAGAATATTCGCCTTTAATTCTATTTGATCTGCAAGATTACATTTATCGCCTGTACAATTTTTTTCTAAAGGTAACATGATTCTGTTCTCTCCTTTAGTAAATGTAAGATCTCTGATTGACATTATAACAAAGAATCTGTCCTCATACCAAAGATCTAAATGACTTAGATATCCACCATCCCACTTGATTTTCATACATTTAGAAAGGATGTAATTTAATTTATCGTCCAGATCTATTCTGTCTTCATCATCTATAGTTGAATAGTGTTTTATTTCATTAACTTCCGATGCTCTTATCACTATTTCAAATCCTGGAGGGTATCCAAATCCTTCGGAAGGTAATATTTCTAAAGGAATACTTTTCCAACCATTGTCCATAGACATAGGAGCTCTGCTAGCTGCTTTACCTAAACTTAAAGGCTCTGAATCTATTGTCTTTCTTAGAGGATCTTTTTCTAAATCCTCTGGTGTAGCATTTCTAAAATCGGGTACCCAATCAGGTATCTCTGCATTTTCAAGACCCTCTTCCTTGTCGTATTCGAATTTTGATTGAGCTTCTCTTCTGTTTAGCTCGTCCATTAATGTTAAATCTCCATCTTCCATATGATTTCTACTCTTGTTTTTTTAAAAGTTTCTCCCTATAAGAGAAAAAAAAGTAAAGCCCAAAGAAAAAAGCCGAAAGGGAATAAAAAACGAGTATTGTAACCCAATAGGACTTTGTCCATTTTAGTATTATTGCAAAAAGGATATCGAATCCAAAAGGATTGAAAAATGTTGCTAATACTAAGGATACTGATGCTAATCTTTTTTGAGCTCTTCCTTTCACTACGGTCTTCGTCCATATTATTTAAAGATCCTCATTTTGTGTTTCTTATAAAACAAAAAATGGAGACTTTGTTGAGTCTCCATTTATATATTCTAATGATTTTTATTAGTTAAAAACGTCTTCGAAGTAATCGCATCTAAAAGACATACTAACTTTGTAAGGAGTGTTACCGTTACCATAATCTAACTGCATAGCTTGTATTTGTTCTGTAGGGAAGCAATTAAGTAATTTAATTCTTCTGAAAACATCCCCTTTTTTATCAAATACTGAGATTAAGATATAAGTTCCTTTAGCATAGTCTGCTTTAACACCCATTGCACCTGTTAATGGATTATAGATTAAATCTGACCATTGACGAAGTGTTTTGAAAACATAATTACTGTTATCCTTGTTTAGGTTAGCCTCAAAATCTATTTTAAGTTTAACACCAGTGTCATCAACAGCTGCAGCTGCATATCTTCTTTGTGCAAACTTGTAGTTTTGTGTAGCTACACCTGGGTTCTTATCTACTGATAATCCAGTAATACCTATTATATTTTCAACTAATAGTGTTCTACCCCCACTTGCTTGTGGGTTTGATACTGCAGTAGGAGGACTTATAATAACTTCGAACTGGTTAAGAAAAACCGGTTCGTAAGCCTCTATTGCAGCTTTTGATGATTTAAAGTGTGGTAATCCTGCCATTTCTTTTTATTATATAAATACGTCTTCGAAATAATCACAAGCCCATGTTAATGAAATTGTGTAAATATTTCCTTGTGTGTAATTCAAGGACATTTCTGTAATAGGAGACATTGGAAAACAATCTTTTAAATTTATTTTTCTGAATATGTTTCCTGATTTATCAAAAACGTTTACCAAGATATTACCTGTATAATCTTTTTTAAGTCCCATAGCACCAGTCAAAGGATTATAAATTAAATCAGACCATTGACGAAGAGTCTTAAAAACATACATAGATGTGTTACTATCTAAGTTAACCTCGAATTCTATTTCTACGTCTAAACCAGTTTTTGGCGGTTTTGGACCTGCATAGTATCTTTTAGCAAATTTGTAAGACTGAGTGATCTCTCCTGGATTCTGGTCTACTTGTAAACCTCTTATTGCTTTAACTTGCTCCAATAATATATTTCCGTTACCTGGATTCCCTTGAGGCGGTACCACCGCACCAGGCGGTGTTATCGATACCTCAAATTGGTTCAGGAATATTGGTTCAAATTTATCAATAGATGCTTTTGAACTTGAGTAATGTGGTAATCCTGCCATTTCTTTTTATTTTATATATTTCTTTTATATAAATTCTATCAAATCTTATGTGAATTGTATAAATCCTCCAGAAGAAATACCTCCTGTTCTAGTTACCGTCATTCTATTGATGAATTTATGAATACCTCTTGCAGGTTCAATAATTACATCGATTATACCCAAGTTTTGATCTATAATAGCTGGAGTATTATTAGAAGAGTCCATGATACTTAAGTAATTATAAATACCACCTACTGCTCTTACACCAGTTAAGTAATTATCAACTAATGTTTTGATTTCTAATCTTACTGAATCTTCATTGAAATCAAATACGTAGTTGCTAAGTATTTCCTCTATTCCAGTTTCAATAGTGATTAATAAATCTCTAACATGTAAGTTATTGAAAGCACTGTTTGTTCTTTGGTATCCTGTTTGGTTACCGTATATAACAATACCAACACCTCTTTTTCTGATGATAGGGTTTAGACCAAATGGCTCTAAGTATTCTCGATCTTGAATATCAAAGTCATATTCTAATCCTATTAAGTTAGATGCAGATAATATACCTCTTTTAACACCTGCCACTATTGAATAAGGTTCTCCAGTAACGAATTTACGTATGAAGTTGTTAGAAACGTAAGCAGCTGGCGGTACGTTAAGGTTTTTACCATTCTCTCTTATTGTTAAGAAAGGACCGAAGAAACCTGAGAATTTAGCACCTAAATCTTCGTCAGGTAAAGAGAAAGTGAAAGAAGGATTTAAACTTAAGTTACCTCCGTCTGCAATGTATCTAGGCTGTAAAATTGGAGCCGGATCAATTGCTGTAGGGTTTTCTGTAAATCTAGGATCTTGTGATTCGTAGAACTTCTTCATAGAAGGGGCATTACAGATAGCCATACATTTTTGTCTCATCTTAGCTAACTTAGTAAGTTGGTACTTACAGTTAGGTCCTACACCACCATCAAAAGTATCAATTATGTATCTGAAAGTTATGATATCAACATCTGCCAAAGTTCTAGCAATATTAGTGTTGTACATAACATCTAAGATAGCATTTAATCTAGCCTCTGTTCCGTTAGGTTTAGAAGCATCTTTAATAGCAGTTCCTGGTAAGTATGTGAAGTTAAAAGTTTTTACGAACTCCTGTACAGTTTTAAACTTAAGAACTCTTGTTGTTGTACCAGGGTACAATTTAATAGGTCTTTCAGTCTTAACCTGAACAACAGTTGCACTTATTGTTTTAACTTCCAGAACTCTAGTTAATCTGTTTTGTAGATTTTCAGTTGCTGGATTATCATAAGTCTGAGTGTCTGTTGATACCAATAAGTTTCCAACTTTAATACCTGAATCAGCTGCAGCAGTTGCAGAAATTTCAATCACGTTAGGTAATAATTGTGAATTAATCGAAACGTAATCGTATAAGTTACCTGAAGTAGCTACTATATTAAATGAAGTTCCCTGAGTAAGGTTAGTACCTGTAGGTAAAGAACTGATATAAGTAGAATCCCAGTTAGGCAAAGAAGCTGTAAGCTGAGTTAAATTAACATCTTGATATGTTCTGATAGTTAAAGCATTAAATCCGTCTCTATCAATAACTTTTTCAAATTTAACATAAACTGGAGTTGCTCCTAAATCATCTACCCATACAGTATCACCATCACCAATATTACCTTTCTTGTAGTCTTGGTAAGCTGCTGAAGCTTCATAAGCATAATAACTGTCTATACCTGTTGGAGCATAAACGTCATCACGATCAAAATAATCAGCTTTGCTTATTTGATAAGCGTTAACAGAGTTTTGGTTAGTGTCTGCCCAAGGTTCTACATAAGTATTAGAAGCACCTGATCCAACTAAAGGATGAGATAATTTTAACCTGATTTGTTTTCTAACTGCAGTTGCTAAAGTGCTATTAGTAATATATTTAGCCTCTGTAATTTTCATTTTAACTAGATCTCCTACTACAAATCCTTGGTAAGTAGTTAAACCTGCTGGTAATGAAGTTACTCTACCTAATACGAATCTTTCAACTGGTTCAGCAACTGTAGGATTTACGAAATCCCAAAGAAGTTCTAATTGACTGTCGTGTGTAGTAGAATTAATAAATTCAGTTTGTAAATAAATAGATCCTCCGTCTCTGTTTGCTGCATTGAAAGTCTCAAAATCTGTTTCCTCTATACCTGTTCCTGTAGTACTTAATACAGAGTCATCTAATAGAGTTCCAGTTTCTGGTAGAATCCATCCTGGTGAAGAAGCATCTGCTAATTCAGTACCTGTAGTACTTCCATTAATATTTTTGTAATATGGGAAGTCAGCAGTTAATGCTTGAGAATAAGATAAGAAATCTAATTCTTTAGGGTTAACCATATCAGCATCTATAGTAGACTCATCAACTAAATGGTGTCCAACTAAATCAATAACACTAGTATTATTTTCGATGTTGTCTAAAGCATCCTCATTAACAGCACAGAATAGACCTGTAGTTGTAGTCTGGTTGTTAATTAAAGTTTGGATGTATCTTAAAGTACCATTTTGATCTAAGAATCCAGGGATTAAACATCCAGTAGCAGTTAAAACAATATTTACTGAATTAAGAGCTAAGAAATCATCAATCTTAGATTTTATGAAACCTTTAGCTGTGAAGTATGAACTGTATAAAGGATCATTTGAAAGAGCTTGATAATCTGTCCAGTTACCGCTTACTGCTATAACATCAATAAACCAATCGGAGATATAATCATAAGGGTTCATATAAGATGGTACATTAGCAGCTCCAAAGTATTCTCTTGCAGTTATATCAAATCCTTTTAAAGGAATTCTAGAATCTAAAGATTTTCTAACTATTAAACTCATTTTGTTACCACCTAGGTTAACAAAGCTTAATAATTTTTTGTTGTCTGGTCTAGGAGGAGTATTATCCTGTGTTGCAATAAAGTAGTTAGTGTCTGGGAACCAGAACTTCTCTTTATTATAATAAGAAGATAATAATTTGTCTTGTTTTGTTAAAGGATCAGAATATCCAGTTTTGTAACCAGCTCCATTGTGCTCTTCTGTGTCAACAGAGAAAGATCTATATCTTGCAACGTCCGCTCCTGCTGCATAGTCAGGATCGCCATTACTGTCAAGAGTATTGTTTAATAATCTAAGACTGATTGCAAAAATAGGTCCACTTTGTAAACATGTAAGTGCAGATCTGTGGAAGAAAGAACCTTTTTTCTCTAAAGTTCTATCAATCTCACCAAAAACAGTCTGGAAAGTAGAAACGTCCGGACAATAAACTGGTGTGTTGAATGGACCGATGTTCGAATAACCCACCACTAAACGCACAGTCTGCGGATTAATGATTATGTTTTCCGAAGCATCAAACTCCAAAGTATAAACTCCAGAAGCTTTGAAGACTGATAGATCAAGTTTAACTTGTTTCGCCATCTTATATTTTTATTTTTTATGTTTGAAGTATTATGATTAATAGTACTTCTTTTATCTATAAGTATATATCACAAAATTTCTAGGAATCAAGGAGACCATTAAGAAAAGTATAGTTTGATATCGGCGAATTTGCGTTTTCCTGTCCCTCTGCTGATGTTAATTTATCGTCTATCAGCTTTTTTATATGAGCAGGGAGTGTATCATAAATTTCTGAAACAGTCTCTTGAAAATCTTGAGTATCGAATATACAGTTAAGATTCACAATAGTCATTGCTATATCGTCTTTACCTATTTGGCTACTGAACGTTCCAGAGGGTGTTTGACCAAAGTTAGCTAATTCGTGTACTGTATTTTTCTCTGATGGAATTATTTTTCCAGATCTAGCATTTATTTTTAGGTCGTAGCAGAACTTCTCTTTGTTTCTTACTGTTAATTTAACACCAGGCTTTAATCTAGTTGATGCCTCAGAATGTTTAGTGAATACGAATATTTCGTCGTATAGTTCTTCACAATCACTTAATTTTTCATAAAGAAGTTCCCCTTTATAATCCATTTCCAGAACTATTCTGACATTTTCTGGGCCTAATACATGAACACACAGAATCTCTAAAAGTTCTTTTAATTCCTCAATAGGAATGGTATTAGATCTGAATATACCCACTTGTAATAGACAGAAAAAATCGGATTCGTCTTCAAAAAATTTCTTATTCTTAATTATCTCTGAAGGCATATGACTCACCTTAAAAATATTAACAACCGAATAGTCACCTCCTCCTCCACCAGCTGTATCTATTGAAATGTAGAATTTAATGTTGTCTTTTTCACCAATAACATCTGGGCTAAATTTAGGGTGCCATAATAGATCCCTGTAATTTACATGAGATCTTTCAAAAGCTATTAATTCGTGATGGACGAATTCTTTCTCATTACCTTTTATTCTCCTCAGAGTGTTATGATCTAATAATAGTCTTGATGAAGATAAGAATTGACAACCATATTCTTGATTAAAGTCTTCCTCTGACCCAAGAGCTGCTATTTCTCTCTTCTTCCATTCCTCATCCCTTCCTGGTATTTGCCACCATTCGACTGTAATAGGATTAAATTCATTATCCCCTTCTATTGCACCCTTATACAACTCGTAGAATTTATTCATTCCGTTAGGTGTTGAGGTTATAATAACCCTAGCAATTTGTGAAGAAGATATTGTAGGATAAACAGATTTAAAGAATTGATTTATGAAATTAGGATTAATGTGAGCAAACTCATCCATGTATAACATGTGAATTGTGTAACCGATTGATGATGTTTTAGTAGTCGTTTTTGCCATTATCCTACAACCATTATCAAACTTCATGGTCATAACGTTATAAACAAGAAGACCTGGTTTTAAGAAGAAAGGAAGACCCTTCATAATAACCTTTATCTTGTCCATTAATTCCGCAGCAGTATCACCAATATTTGCCATAATCATGGCATTCTTTTCAAAGTTAAATAGCAAATACCACAACAGGAATATTGAAGATGTTATAGTTTTACCGGATTGCCTAGGTGATACAAATATATTTTTTCTGTGTAGTTGGTATTGGTTTAATATTTGAACCTGATAATCTCTAAGATTTATTTTTCTAATACCATCATCGGTCATTACTTTACAATATGTGTCCGCAAAATAGACAACATCCTCTGCACATTTTTTTATTTCTTCTAATTCCCACTCAGTGTATTCGAATATTATTTGACCTTTTCTTAATTCAGGTTCATTCTCGTGAAATGGATTATCAACTTCCTTGTAATCTATACCATTCTCCTCTGCATCGTACATGAGTTGGTCTACCCTTTTAGTAGTCCATATATTATCTCTTATTTCTGCCATAATTATTCAAATAATTCGTCTTCGATTTCAAAATCCACGTCTTCATCTGAAGGTCCGGCTAAATCTGATGTCACCTTTTTAGTTCTTGGATTTATTAAATCGTCTGCTACTTTCTCTTCTAAGATCTCTGCCTCTTTTATTTTAGAACCATTCTTAATAGTGTTTTGTAGACTTTCCATTAAAGATTTAGTACCCCTAACTTTTAGAGATTCCGAATTTTCTAAATTATCAATAACTCTTCCATTCTCATCCATTGATATGTTAGTGGGTGCTTTGTCTTTCTCTGCTTTTAATTCCTTATAATTTTTCTCCATTTGATTCATATAGGTGGAGAAATTTTTAGGCATTTGCATTAGCTGATTTTGTAATTGAGCTAGAACTTCAAAAAGGCCTCTTTCAACTCTTCCACTATCTATTTCCTCGATTATTTTAGAAATAGCATGTTGTGCTGTTCTGATCTGAAAAGCTAGTGTTGATATGTTTAATGCGTCAATCTTTTGTTTCTTTCTCAAGTAATTTTCTTCATCGACATCATCAAAGTCGTCATAAAATTTTGAAAGAGATTCTAATATAGATCTTGCCTCTGTCTCAACCTCACTCTTTACTGTGTTTACGTTAAGTATTCTAGGTTCCTTAATTGGTGGAATATCTGGACTTTCTAATCCAGCTAACATCTCATCAGCTAATACTATACTGTCTAATCTTTCTTTTAATTGCATTTCCTGCTCTTTAGAGAGGTCATGTTTTTTTGGTTTTCTTCTTGGCATAATTTCAAATTATCTGTTTCTAGCCACTTTAGGTAATTTCAACTGAGGTTTAGCATTATCTATTATAATAGCTAGTCTAGCATCATCAACTATATTTTGGTTTAATATAGCTGATTGTTTCTCCTCCTCTATCATTTGTTTAAACAGACGTAAATTAGTTATCCATATAGGAGAAGATTTTGTTCTGTATGAATAATCATTAGTTCCATAAAAAGGACTATCGTAATCCTTATTTATTGATTCATCTATCGAATATGTGTATTCTTTATTAGTAATACCATCCATAGAATGAACTAAACTTAATGCAGAAGTCTGAGTTGCTGGATTATCCGGATCGTATGTAAGCTTCCAAACCCTCATAGAATATTGTCTAAAAAGATTAGAAAAATTAAATACAAAACCAAACCAATCATCAGCTGAGGGAATAAAATTTCCTATTGACGTACTTGAAATACCTACACCAAAAGGAGAATAAACCTCTAGATTATTTATCTTCATTCTAAAACTTCCAGTCTGTATAAAATTAGTAGTTGTCTTTAGATCCTCAGTATTTGATCCACTCCATATAATATCTATAAGAAGTCCAAGACCATTATAATACCCATCTATTAATGTTCTTTTTTGTGCTTTTTGCATCTTCCATCCAGATGTTGATACAGGAGCAACAGATCCTCCGTCATAAACCCTAAATTTGTATATGTCTATTATTTCCATTATCTCAAATCCGCCACTTCTAGTTGAATCTGCTAATATAGAAACGTACCCATCTGGGTTGTTTCCCATAGTTAATTTATGTGGTATCGGGTATGTTGAATAAATTATATTATCTGGATTTATCGTATCAATAGTTAAATCTAATTTAGGTGAAGCTTTAGGAACTAATTTACTTCTGTCTAAATAATTTCTTAATCTAAACCAACACATAAACGATCTTTCCTCTCCTGAATTTAATACTAATGGAGCTTTCCATCTAACTGCATCCTTCTCTTCGTTATTCAATTGTGGAGATGTCTGATTCTTTATATCTGGATCGTCGACAAATAATCTATCAAGATCATAATAGTGGTTAAATACTATTGTCCAATTGTTGTTTAATTCGCTTTCAATTATAGGTAAATTTTTACTCAAATAGGATCTTATAGGATCTTCATCCATCCTTTGAGAATTAACCGCAAATTGTTGGGGCTTGGTTATATCGATCTCCTCGTCATGAACTTCTTCACCAAATAATTTTTGTGTATTTACTGTGTAATCTATTAAATCGTTTTCTGCATCTTTGTTTAAGAAATTTGTATTTTTCTTAATTTCGTATTTAACTAATTGCACTTTAAAATAGACTGGTACGTTATTTATATCCCTAAAAACATACATTGAATCTATTTGATAAATTCTATTTGTTATTGGTAGAAAGAGTATATCCCTTTTTCTTGGTTGAGCACCTTTACCAAACAAACTCTCAAAATATCTTCTGTCTATATGAACTTCAAAAGGCTGTTGAAAGTTTAGTCCAAAGCTATCATAGTTTATAGCAGCATCGGGGAAAGTATTCCCTGGAACCATTATCTTAACACATTTCTCTGCAACAACGTCAAATACTGTGTATTCCTTTATGACTACATCTTTACCCCTCCCTTGTGGTTGTACGGAGTAATAAATAGCTTCGTGGCCAAATATATCATTAACCATATTACTCAAATCTTGGTAAAGATTTATTGCTCTGTTTACTTCATATGGTTTAAAAGTGTATGCAGAATTGTTAAAAACAACTGGGTAATTTGATAGCTCTTTTCCTAATATAGGAATAGGTTTTGACATTAGATCCCTAGGGTCTATAGTTCTGTATGTAAGATCTACTTCAAAATCATTAAGTATTATTGCTGGACTTAATTGTGTACCTGGAGGATAATAAGGACTTGCATCCTCATCCGAAACTGCAGTTAATCTAATTTCTAACCAGAAAGGCGAATCTGGTGAAAGATTCAGAGATTGAACAGATTCCTCTGTTAATTTAGTCCACAGAGACCAGTTAGATCCATTAATACTCCATCTATATTCAAGATAAAGATATATGTGTGGCGCGGACTCTCCTTCCGTGTCTATTATCCATCCGTTAAAATTTGTGACATTTTTAAACGAATCATTCCAGGAGATTATTCTGTAATTCCCTATCGATGTAAATTCTATTAATTCCGCTGACATTAGAATATTTTTTCTGTATAATATATATCAGAAAAATAATTATGAAAAAGACAACAAAAAAATTTGGCTATAATGCCGAGAAATTTAGTTTCGGACAATTGACTTCGAATTCAAATGGAAAGACCTCAGCAACAGGTAGTGCAGGACTTTATATAATAGCTCTTGGAGGTATTTGCTTCTTACTGGGGTGTATTGATAAGATGTTTTTAAATAATAATGTTGATATTATAACACAGTCAATAATCTTCGTTGGTATCGGTGCAGGTCTTCTAGGTTATAGAAAATCTAAACAATCACAAGAAAATGTAACTGAAGTGGTAGAAGGAGTAGAGGAATCTGTAGAGGATCAAATTGAAACAGCAGAAGAAGTAAAACCAGAGGAAATAAAAGCAGAAGACGTAATTAAGCCTTTAAATTCTTAATTATTTTACGTCCTTATCTATTGGATTTTGGTTTAGCCCTTGTATGATAGTCGATTTATCCTCAGGGGCTTTTCCTATATCAACTTTCATTTTAATTCCTCCTTGCATTAAATTACCTCTAAATCTCTCTGTAGTTAAGTCTAA